GTGAAGGAAGTACGCGTAACAACCTAACATAAACATTACAACCATGAAATCCATTTCTCTATCCACCTTGTTTAAATTGTTATAGCGGCGCTATGCGCCAACAATCCCCAATGTTTTCCACGACTCTCGTGGGCGCTGTTCGACTTTTGTTTCGGTTATTACTTTCAGTGGCGCTATTCCTGCCTGAGCTCTGCCTATTTGGTAAGCTGTTATTTCAAGCTCATCATCTGTGTCGGGCATTGGCTTGCCATCACGCCCAGCAATAGCGAATCTATCTAATCTGAATCCAAACATAGTTACTCTCCCTATCTAACCTTTTCAATTATTTTTGTTGCGGCATTCAACATGGTAGTATATATAAACTCTTTATTAAAACCCCGTGGTTGGATGTACAGTGACACCAACTGTTTAGGTTCAAAGATATAGGTATTGTTCATGGGTTTGTACCCAGTCATTGCATCCATACGATCTAGGATAGATGATCCCTCCTCGAAGTCACAACCCTCACAGAAGATAAAGTATGAGAACCAGTCGTGATTATGATACAGACAACGGAACTCCTCTATGTTCTTGTATGCACGTTCGATCGCATTACCCTGTGCCTGTTTCTTCTTACCTTCCAACAACAACTTATCGTTGGTACCCTGCTTCTTTGCCTCGGATGTGAGGATAGGTATCCACGTCTCCTCATCTTTGGTGACCCATATAGTTCCACCGTCAGGGTTTACGAAGGACTTGTCATTTGCGGGGGTGTAGTTGAACATCCCTATTGCCTCTGCAAACAACGTCTTGGGATGTCTCTTCATATGTTTGAAAGATAACTCAGGATACCTTTCCCTTATTGTTTCCAAAACATCCTGTACTGCACTAACAACCTTATTCTCAGTATTTGCACCCTCGGCGTAGGTGGTCTTACCACCCCCCGAGAGTCTCTGTATGTGACGTAAGTTATCAGATTGTGCCATACATATCACCTAATTATATCAATGTCGTCTGCGTTGACGTTCCAAGTTTCTACGGTACGTCTCAACCGACCTTCGGATTTTAGTTTATCATAACGTTTGGTGGCGTTCTTCTTCCACCATGCAGTAGTGTTCTCAAGAGAGAACCTGTCATAGTTTTCCTTCTTGATCAATGTATCTGTTTCGAGGTTTAGATACTGAGGTACATTATCATAACCATACGTGGACACGAAAGAACGTTTCCGTTCAGTCAGATCCTTTGCATTATCGTAGGTTTGACAGAACTTCTTATAGGCATCATCATCATGGACTTTGAGAGAGGCTTTGATGATCGATGCCATCTTGGTCTGTGTCTTGAGTTTGCGAGAGGATGCATCCACAGGAACCAAGGGTTCACCACCGTTCTTATCAATGAACCAAGCACTCAGTCTGCGGAAAGTGTTGTCATTGATTAGTGGTAAGAAGTTTGAGTCTGTCAAACCGTTGAATCGCAGGAATGGTTTCATACCATCATACTGCGAGGCAGACTTTGTTGAACCATACAGTGATGTAGTCTCAAACATACAGAAGTTAGAATCATACTTCTTGTTGAGTGCATCACGTGTAAAGTGACTACAACAGATTGCAGCCAGTAACTTACCACCCAGATAGTTAAATCCGAACGGTTGAGTTGGTACTATGTTAAACCCCATAATTGCAGAGTTGTTGAACCTCTCCATGATCGCAGGGTTTAGACTGTCAAGAGGACTACCCAACCAGTCGTTACGTGGTTTGCTATTAATAGTAGGAGAACCTAGACGGATCATACCCGCAACCATACCGGTGTTCTTCTCTTTGATCAACCACTTCATGGTCTTGCCAGGGATTGACTTCTCTACAGGTGCAGAGGTGACGATCTCCATGTAGTTCATGAACTTGTATGACGCAGTGTCAATGATAGTAAACTCCATCTCAGACGGATGGATATCGAAGTCATTAAACAGATCTTCTTCAGGGCCCATGCCAGGCAGGGCAGGAGGAAACTCCGCCATACGTTCCATCTTTATCATACGCATATACTCATCGATACGTTCTATACTACCAAAGAACTCATCAAAGGCGTTTGCTGCGTATAATGCATCTGTGCGACTTAATATCATTTGTTACCTCATCTCAATATTACATATTATACAGTATGTAGCCTGAGAAGTAAAGCCCTATTGTTAGTATAAATAACAGAAACATATTAAGAGACACACCACTCATGGCAACTAACACATTCGATTGCGGAACCAATTACTTGCAACCGTCAGGGTTCAAGATAATTATTAGTAGGAGAGACTTTCCTAACCTACAGTTCTATGCACAAACAATATCCCACCCCGATGTGAACCTACCTTCAGCAGAGTTGGGATTCTCACGAGTCAACAGTGTACCCTTCGTAGGAGATGCCGCTGAGTTCGGCACATTGACTATGGAAGTGTTGTTGGATGAGGACATGAACTCTTACCGAGAGATCTACAACTGGATGATAGCTGCAACCAGCAATCCTCACAGACTGCCCTCTGCGTCTGTAGAGTCTAATAAGGAAGGTGGATACCAAGGGTCAACGTACAACGACATCACCGTGGCGATCTTATCGAGTCACAACAACGTGAATAGAACATTTAGATATATAAATGGGTTCCCAACAAGTGTAGGTATGATCAACCTTGCAGCGACCTCACAGGAACAATATTTGTCATTTCAAGCGACCTTCAGGTTTGACTATTTTGAGTTTAAATGATATAATGGCTGGGTATTAAGACTACCACTATAGGATAAAAAATGAACCTTGAATCTATATTAACTGAGTGGAAGAAAGACTCTCAGATTGAAATACTGGCACTTGATGTGTCATCCATAGAAGCATCTAAGAACCATGGTAAGTACTTGGAATTACATGCAACCTACAAACTGAAACTGAAAGACGCAGAGTTCAAACAGAAAGAACTCATGAAGTGGAAGTATCTATACTATGAAGGAAAGATGTCTAAGGAAGAGATCGATCGTTTTGGTTGGGAATATGATCCATACAATGGTCGAAGTGCAACTACTAACAAGTTCAAAGAACAGTTCGTTGAGACGGACGAAGAACTCGTGAACAGTGAAAAGAAAATCCAGTACCTTAACACCTGTATAGATACATTGAAAGAAATACTAGAAACGTTGAAGTGGAGACACCAAACGATTGGTAATATCATACGATGGAAACAATTCGAAGCAGGGTTCTAATTAGATAATGGAAGTCATCAAACTTAAAATGAGAAACTATGCGATGTTGCAGATGACTGAGTGTGCACCTCACATAGTTTCTGAGATCTCTGAACATTTCTGTTTTGAAGTACCGGGTGCTAAGTTCATGCCTGCGGTAAAGAAGAGAATCTGGGATGGCAAGATTCGTTTGTTTAACCGTACTAATGGTGAACTCAATGCAGGTCTGTATGAGTCATTACGTAAGTTTGCTGCTGAACGTGGTTATGGTATCAAGGTTGAGGAAGGTAAGTATGGTTATCCTTATGATAAGAACAAAGTTCCTCACATGGCATTTCAAGAGTTCATTGAATCTCTGAACCTACCATTCAAACCACGTGATTATCAGTATGATGCAATAGTACATGGTATCGAACACAAGAGAAGCATTATACTAAGTCCTACAGGATCTGGCAAGTCTTTAATCATTTATATTCTTGCACGTTGGTATCTTGCACAACACAACATGAAGTTGTTACTAATTGTTCCTACAACCTCTCTGGTTGAACAGATGTACAAGGACTTCTATGAATACGGGTATGACGTTGAGAAGAACGTTCACCGTATCTACTCTGGTAAGGACAAAGCAACCGACTGTCCTATTATCATATCCACATGGCAATCAATCTATAAACTAGGGTCACCTTGGTTTCAACAGTTTGGGTGTATCGTGGGTGATGAGGTACATGGGTTCAAGTCTAAGTCGTTATCCTCTATCATGAACAAGTCTACTGAGGCAGAGTATCGATTTGGTACTACCGGTACCCTAGACGGTACGACCGTACATAAACTGGTACTGGAAGGTTTATTCGGCCCCACATATACGTCGGTAACCACCGCAAAACTGCAAGAAGATAAACACCTCGCTAAATTAGATATAGATATCATACTACTTAAATATAAACGGGAACTTTGTCAACTAACTGATGGAAGAACTTATCAAGATGAAATCGACTTTATTGTTCAATATGAAAAACGTAATAACTTCATCGCCAACCTTGCAGCGCGTCTGGAGGGAAACACTCTTGTGTTGTTCAACCTTGTGGATAAACACGGGAAGGTTTTACGGCCTTTAATAGAGAACAGGTTAAAGGATGGACAGAGATTCTTTTTTGTCTCTGGGGAGACTAAGACTACAGACCGAGAACAAATCAGAAACATCGTCGATCGTCAGAACAATAGTATTATTCTTGCTTCTCTTGGTACTTTTAGTACTGGTATTAATATTAAGAATATCCATAACATTATATTTGCTAGTCCGTCAAAGTCTCAGATACGTGTTCTCCAGTCGATTGGACGGGGACTAAGACTGTCAGACAACGGTAGTACTACAAGGTTATATGATATTGCGGATGATCTGCACATCAAATCTAAGAAGAACTTTACACTACTACATAGTGCAGAGAGAGTGAAAATATACGCACGTGAGAAGTTTCCCTTTAAAATAACGCAGGTACCTATATAATGATGTATTCGGAAAAGAACTTTCTACAGGTTAGAATGGCATCTGGTGAGGAGATGATCTGCGAAGTTATCGAATGGCCTGATGAAAATAGTAAAGAATTGATTGTGCGGAACGCAATGATGCTTACTATTAGTTGGACTGAAGACGAAGATCAAATCTATGGTCTACGTCCGTGGATGACTATGCAAGAAAACCATCTCAACTATATGTTGGTGAATACCGATCATGTCGTCAGTACATGTAAACCGGCACCCATGTTTGCAAAAGAATATATAGATGCAGTAGATGAGATGCATCAAACAGGTAAACAACGTCAAGTACGTTTGGTTGAACGTAATGCAGAAGATGAACGTGTTTTACTAAGTGCACTAGAGAAACTAAGTGTACCAGAAATAATGAGATCAGATTCTGATTTTTCTAATATCCTACAGTTCCCAGCTGACCCAAAGACTATTCATTAATCTGAGTATTCACTCCCTGGCGAGCTATGGCTTTAGGGTAACATTTCTTTTATAATATGGCAAGTGATTTTTTATGAAAATAGGATTTACATGTAGTGCATTCGATCTGTTACACGCAGGTCACATCGCAATGTTGAGAGAGGCAAAGACTCAGTGTGACTACCTTATATGTGGACTACAGGTAGATCCTAGTTTAGACCGACAAGAGAAGAACCAACCCATTCAAACCGTAGTCGAACGTTACACACAGTTAAACGCCGTGCAGTATGTCGATGAGATCATACCTTATGTTACCGAACAAGATCTAGAGGATATCCTATCCGCATTACAGATCGATGTTCGGATCATAGGTTCCGAGTATAAGTCAGGAACATTCACAGGACGTGCTATATGTGCGAGTAGAGGTATTGAGATATACTTCAACAAAAGGGATCATAGATTTTCCACATCTGATTTGAGACGAAGGGTCTGTGAAAGGGTTGACAATACCCAGTAGTTTTGTTATAGTGTACTAAATCAAATGGAGATGACTATGAAACCGAAAGACAAACCGCATTATGTAAACAACGCAGAGTTCTCACTTGCGGTGGTGGATTACGTTAAAGATGCAACAGACAGATCTTCTGAAGGAGAACCTCGACCTGTCGTGACGGACTACATCGCTCGATGTTTTCTAAAGATCGCAGAAGGACTATCCCATCGGGCAAACTTCGTTCGTTACACCTATAGAGAAGAGATGGTGATGGACGCAGTAGAGAACTGTCTCAAGGCAATCGACAACTACGACATAACCAAGGCGACCAGAACCAAGTCACCTAATGCATTTGCATACTTTACTCAGATTGCGTGGTATGCGTTCCTTCGCCGTATTCAGAAAGAGAAGAAACAACAAGATATCAAGATGAAGTTCATCGCCGAGAGTGACCTCTCTCTGTTGATTCTTGATGGTAACAATGAAGAAGCCGTACGTCAGACCCAGTCCTTTGTTGATGGTCTACGTGAACGTATTGATGTTGTCCAAGATACAGATCAGAAGGTGAAGTTATATGCGAAGGAGGTACGTAAACGCCGTCGCAGACGTGTAGACTCTGACCTATCTGACTTTCTGGGGGAGGAAGAGATCTAATGAAGATTGCTATACTGAATGATACGCACTGTGGTATCCGTAATTCATCTGAAGTAATGATGGACTATCAGGAACGTTTCTACCGTGACGTGTTCTTCCCATACCTACGCGAGAATGGTATCACCAAGATTCTGCATCTTGGCGACTACTACGATAACCGTAAGTTCATTAACTTTCGTGCACTTGAACATAACCGGAAGATCTTTCTGGAGAAGTTGCGTGAGTACAAGATCCACATGGATATCATTCCCGGTAACCATGACGTGTTCTACAAGAATACCAATGACTTGAATGCCCTCAAAGAACTACTCGGTCACTACATGGAAGAGGTACGTATCATCGAGAAACCTATGGTGGTTGAATATGATGGTATGCCTATGGGACTGATCCCTTGGATTAATGAGGACAACGAAGAAGAATGTTATAAGTTCATCAAAGGTTGTAAGGCAGACGTGATCGGTGCACACCTTGAGTTAGAAGGGTTTGAGATGTCTGCGGGTATTCCTTGTACGCAT